GTGCCACTTACCGACATCAAGATCCGACAAGCGAAGGCAGGCAACAAGCCTACCAAACTTACCGACGGCAATGGACTGTATCTGTTGGTGAAGCCGTCCGGTTCCAAGCTTTGGCGATACAAGTACCGAATTGCGGGGAAGGAGAATCTCTTCGCGATCGGCGAATATCCAACGATCAGCCTGCAAGACGCACGCGCGGCGCGTGACGATGCCCGCGAACTCGTCAAGAAGGGACTGCACCCGTCGCATGCCCGGCAGGAAGTGCTGTCCGCGCGCATCGACGAAGGCAAAGCAACTTTTCGCGCAGTCAGCGACGAGTGGCTTGAGAAGAAGCGGAAGACTTGGACCGAGCGGCACTTCGGCGAGATTCTGCGCATGCTTGAAGCCGATGCATACCCGTTCATCGGGAACCGCCCCATGCGCTCTGTTACCGCCCATGACGTGCTTGCTTTGATGCGTCGCGTCGAAGAGCGCGGCTCGCCTTCCGTGGCGATCAAACTGCGCCAGTACGTATCCAACGTATTCCAGTATGCCGTGATCACACTGCGTGCCGATACAGATCCAGCATCGGTGCTGCGTGGCTCGGTCCTGAAACCCCCGACAGAGAATGCTCGGGCGTTGAGCCGCGAAGAACTCAAGAAGCTCTTTCGCCAGCTTCCGACCTACAAGAGCAGACGAACCGCGATCGCGATTCGATTACTGATGATGCTGTTTCCGCGAACGATCGAGCTTTGCCGGGCCAGATGGGAAGAAATCGACCTGGGAACCGCCGAATGGAAGGTGCCCCCGGAGAAAATCAAATCACGACGCCTGCACATCGTTCCCCTTCCCACGCAAGCGGTGAAACTGCTGCGCGAGCTGCAGGAGATGTACGGACATCGCGGGTATATCCTGCCGATTCTGCATAGCAATCGAACGCGCCCACACATGAGTCGCGCAACGATCAACCGGGCGATTGACTACATGGTTCCGGATAACCCCGAACCGATTACCGGCCATGACTTTCGGGCAACAGCGTCGACCAACCTCCATGAAATGGGGTGGAAGGACGAAGTCGTTGAAATGCAGTTGTCGCACAAGGACAAGGACAGGACTCGCTCGACGTACAACCATGCCAAGTATTTGCCGGAGCGGCGGGAGATGATGCAAGCTTGGGCGAACTGGCTCGACGACGTCGAGGAAGAGGCACGCCAACACGGGGGTATTGCAAGCGCATCCATCAATGACCGATGGTGCAGTCCACGCAACTTTTCCCGGAGTCGACGGGGGAGCTGATCGACTTTGGAGCCCCGCCTACGCGGGCTTTCTCGAGCTCCCCGGAGGCGCGACCTGGAGTCATCCCGGCCTAAACGGCTTTGCAGGCCGCCACTTAATTAATAAAATCAATATATTGCGACAATTGACCACCGATATTGACCGCTCTGCCGAGGGCATCGACTCTTGGGCCCAGCGACAACGTCATGCGCTCGGCTGAGCGCACTGACAGCAGGGGCCGATTTCTTCGGACATACGGTTTCCGTTTTCATGCCTATGTTCATCAATAGTGTGCGGACATTCACCACGCCCAGTGGGTTGGGCACGAAAGTATGATCACGTCGCGGTTTCGAGCAGGGCGATGAGATGCGCTTGCATCGCGTCTCGGCACTCCATGAACCCGTTGATGATATCCATCACGCTGGAGACCCGCACGTAGGTGCTCGGGTCATCGAACTGTTTGGTATTCCCTTTGACCAGCAGGAGGTCCCAAGAGGCCTCAGATGTATCTAGGGCCAGATAGAACGCGCCAACGTGTGCGATGAAGTTGCGGGCGCTGGCTAGTCGGTTAAACCACGTGGGGTCGATGGCACGCGCCTTCATCCACGAATTGATCATCGCGATGCGCTGCTTGTCCGTGATGTGTTGACCAACATGGTCGTGCAGCGCTTCCATGAAAACCTTCATCCGGTCGATACAGGCATCGACCTCCGAGATGATGGAGTGAAAGTCGGCAATCATCAGGTATTTCATGTGATCGTCGACTGACAGCGCGATACCTTCGTGGTCCGGTGTGTACTGGTGCTCCTTTGTAACGTACTTGTCGACCTCTTTCACCAACGTGGAGAGGTCCAGCCTCAGACGGCGCATGATGTGGCGAACCAGATTCAGTCGGGTAGTGATGTGCAATCCCGCCTCGGTGACCACGTCCGGACGGGGCGCCACACGGTTCTCGTCAACGGCTTTGTTCCATGCCGTATAGATGGGCAGCACCCATGGATCGCTGCCGAGCTCGCTGAGATGAAGCCACTGCTTGATCGCCATGGTTCTCCTTCTAATTCTCGTGGGTCGCCGAGCAACGCTCCGACGATAAATATAGCTTGACGGACTGCTCCTGGCCGGTAGTCGTCTCTCGCCATAACCGGAGACAACTGGCCGGATCGCGAGCTTCGATCGGTCCCGTCCGGCCCAGTGGTAAGCTCGGGCGGCCAAAAGCAACTTTGTCCCGATCACATGAGCACGCAACCCATGGCAGCACCTGCACCCGTCACCCCGATGACGCAGCAATACCTGCGCATTAGCTGACGAGGCTCGGCGCACAAAGCTACGCCGGGACCTACGCTCACGGTTTCTGGGCCTGTCCCATCGAGCACCTCCTAACGTTCAATCCCGCAACCAAGCGGCGCGTTACACCTCCTTCGCCTACACGTTCCGAAGTGCCCGCCTCCGGTCTTACAACATGTCACGGTAGCAAAGTGGTGATCGCTTTGTATTCGAAGGTTGTGCATAATGCCCCCGATGTGGCTGCCTTGCACCACGCCATCGCGATGGCCCGATATCTAGGCTTGGCCATGCAAGGTTCGCTCAGCCGTTCTTCGATTCCGAGAGGAATCGTCTCAGGTGACGTCTATGCTCAATTCGCTCGAAATCAAGAATTTCCGAATGCTCCGAGACTTCAAGGTCTCGCGACTCGGTCAGCTAAATCTTATCGTAGGGAAGAACAATAGCGGCAAGAGCACGGTGCTGGAAGCTATTCGACTCTTTGCCGGGAATGGCCGACTTCCGCTGCTGCGCCAAATTGCCCGCAGCCACGATGAAAAATACAACTTGCCAACTGACGACGTCGACGATTCCGACGGCGTGCTTCGATTTCAACACTTCTTCACTGGCCGGGTTTTTCCAGAAAATGAAGACGAGGCGATTGTAATCGGGGAATCAGACTCAGACAAAACGCTTCGCATTCAGCACGCATATTATATTGAAGAAGAAGAAACGATCACGGACAGCGAAGGGGATACACGAACCACTTTTCGGCGAAAGAGAATAACTCGATCTGAAGCGGCCAACGAATCTGAAGACAGAGTGACACAAGCCCTTGTTATTTCTTCGGGGAAGCGCAACACAATAGTCACGCTAACAAACAACCGCCGCAATGCTAGGGTCGGCGGCACCCCCGCCTTTCCGGCAATAAGTCCGACGTCATACACCTATGTGCCGACTCAATTCATTTCAATGGATGAAATTGCCGCTGACTGGGACAGAATCGCTCTTTCTCCACACGCGGACTCAGCCAAAGAAGCACTAAGAATTGTGGCCCCGGATTTAGAGGATCTAGTCTTTGTCAATCGACCAAATACCCAGGATGAATGGGGAGACAACACACCCCAACGAGTTGCCAAAGTTAAATTGAAGGGCATAGACGGCCCCATCCCACTCGCAAGCATGGGGGATGGGATGTTGCGAGTCTTACAATTAATACTAAAAGTATTTCCAGCCGCTGGCGGTTACCTTCTGATAGACGAATTCGAGAATGGCCTCCATTATAGCGTCCAAGAGAAAATATGGGATCTATTATTCCGCCTGGCCAGAGACCTGAATGTTCAAGTATTCGCAACAACCCATAGCTGGGATTGCATCGAAAGTTTCGCGAAGGTCGCAGTCGATCGAACCGATATCGAAGGCGTATTATTCAGAGTCGGCCGAAGTGTGCGAGAGACGGATCGCAACAATGTTATTGCCACAGTCTTTGATGAAGAAAGGCTACTTAACTTGACCCAATCCGATGTCGAAGTAAGGTAAATAAATTGATTCGGGGACCAAAAATCTTACTCGTCGAAGGCGACGCAGATAAACTGTTTTTTCAGGCTTGCTGTGATGCCGCAAATATCCCCGAAGGGGATGTTTGCATTGCGCCGCCAACTGAGGTAAACAACCGCCGGGCCGGCAAAATGAATGCCATCGATCTGCTACCCGGATTGATAGCGCAGATGCATGATGGGTCTGTTACGCACCTAGCAATTATTGTTGATGCGGACTACGCGTCAAAAAACGGACTCGGATTCGACGGAACTTGGCAAAAAATTACGACAATCTTGTCTGACGCCAAATATAACGTCCCCGACAAGCCTGAAAAGAATCAAAATGGATTCATCTTCTCCCACTCACAAGGACTCCCATCCGTTGGCGTTTGGATAATGCCCAACAACGGATCGACTGGATTTTTAGAAGATTTCGTAAAATCCACTATCCGACAGACCGAAAAGAAATTTTTCAAATACGCCACCGATGCCGTCAATGGACTAGCAGAAAGGCGCTTTCCGAGTCATCACCAGACTAAAGCGGAAATCGCTACATGGCTAGCGTGGCAGAAGACGCCTGGGCAGACACTTGCAAGCGTGGTAAGAAATAATTTCGTTGAACTCAAAAGCGGACAGGGAAAATCTTTCCTCGATTGGCTAAAGAGCATTTATAAGTGACTTAACTGTGGCTCGCCATCGGCGACAACTATTCCGATGGCGGACTACGAGGCTTCCCGTTCGGTCGTTGGTATACACCGACTACCAAAGTGACTTTTCCCGGTCACATGAGCCCGTATTCCATAGCAACACCTGCCCCCGTCACCCCAATGACGCAACAGTACCTGAGCCTTATCTGGCAAAGGTTGGCGTAGAAAGTTACGCTGACAGCCGCCCGTCGTGATCGGCGTCAACTGACCGGATGGCGAACTTTGAGCGGTCCCGTTCAGGCCACTGCTTAACTCCCGATCTTATTCGCATTCTTCATTTTCTATCGTTGTCAGGTTCGCGAAACTCAGCAGGGAAGTATACGATGCGGCCATCCGTTTTTTCGTCGGGGTAATAGGAGCGCCGATCCCATCGGCCGGTGGACTCGACCTCGGCGATGAATCCTTTGAAAGGACCTCGCGCTCCTGGTGCAAACGTCGCATAGACGTGCGGGGCTTGCACGTACTCGTCGCCGAGTTCATCGATTTCCAAAATATCTTCGAAGGGCACCACGCCGACAACTTCGAACCATGCTTGGTTCGCCTCTGGAATCTTGCTCCAGAGCTCGTATATGGCCTGCCGGTTCTCACCATTCCGGTGATCGCCCAACCAAGGGTCTTCGTGTCTACTTCTAGCATCGTTCACAGCCATCGCGGCATCCCATGACTTACCGTCATCAGAAAGATAGGCGAAGTGGCGCCGCACGCAGAATTTGAGCCCATCGTACGACATGCCCCGGTACTTCCACACCACCCACAATGGATTCTTCTCAAAATTGGCGAGATCACCCGTGTACGGATACTCCGTGGCACTAGGCGAGCGCAGCAATAGGGACGCATTGGAATGTGCTTGCAGCAGTCGGTTGGCCTTCCTTTTCATCACCAACCGTGCTCGCAGGTCGGCTCGCTGTGTGCGCCGACGAATGGTCAGCGAAATGCCGAAATAGGCAAATAAAAGGTGGTCGTTTTCGGGGCGGAAGAGCTGGTCTTCCAGCTCGGCCTTGCCCCAAAGGTGCCACTCTTCCAATTCCATCTCGCGGCATTTTTGGGCGAAGTTATCCCGCGCCTTCTTTGAAAAATCGCAGGCCGCCGTGAATACGAGGCCGTGCAGCTTCTCATCCTCGCCGAGCACAGTGTCGTCCAAGTACTTGACTAGCGCCTTCGGCCCAATGATCCGTTCTCGCTTGCACTGGATGAGCCAGAGTCTGTCATCGATGCCCTCTTTGAGGGACGACTCTTCCTCGGTCGCTTCGCCTTCCCCTATTGCAACAGAAGGTTGAGTCTCCCTGGCAAGGATTTCATAGCCTCGCGCATCGAACCCGTCGTCGTTGCCTGAGCGCCCAGTCGCTTCGAGTCGCCGCCAGGGCTTGAACTCGTACGCAAGCTGTCGCACGAGATCTTCGAATCGCTTTGGGTCCAGATCCTCGAAGTGCAGGGGTCCGATAGTGCGGGTTATAGCCATACGGCACCTTATTATCTGAACGGGTGAACATCAAGACCGTAACGAAGTATTATCTCGATGCTATTGCAGATCATCGTGGATAATGGCACAAACCAACGAATAGTGTACGCGGAATGGATGCGATCGAACAGATAATCATGGCAGGGCGCGAGACCAAGTCCCTCGACTACAAGGCGTCGACCCTCTGGAGCGAGTCCGACAAAAAAGCATGTTGCTCGCTCGTGAAGGACGTGCTCGCTTTTGCGAACTCGGGCGGAGGAGCCATCGTCATTGGCGTGGAAGAACGTAATACAGGATTTGATTGGGTTGGCATGCCGAGTGATCACGTCGCATCATTCGAGACAACCCGGTTCAACCAGTTCGTGCAAAATTACGCGGACCCACCGATCAATTGCACCATTATCAAACGCGAAATCGATGGTCGACATTATGTCGTCATAGAAATCCCCCCCTTTCCCGACACCCCCCACATCTGCCAGAAGGACTTCCAAGGAGTCTTGCAAAGCTCATTCCTCTATGTCCGAACCGACAATAATCAGTCAGCCCCAGTCAAATCATCTTCGGATTTTCGCGACATTGTCACTCGTGCAGTTCGTCAACGTGGCGATACATTGCTGGAATCTTTCCGCGCGATCCTCGTAGGAGCAAACGTTCAAGTCAATCCACACGCCGAAGACGAAGAAAAGTTTTCGGAACAACTGACCACCCTACACAGAAAGGCAGTCCAAGCCACTCATTACACCGACGCAGCCGGCGGCACGAAATATCATAACTATCTGGAGACGTGGAGCTACCCGTCACGATATGAGAAGACGCGTTTTACGCTGGATATAATCAAGCAGGCGGCCCGTGGCGCATCAACCGAATATCGCGGCTGGCCGTTTCTCTTTTATGCCGCCTCTCAGGATATCGCGCCTAAAGCCAGTGAGATGGGCGTGGAAATGGGCTATCGATGGACCGATTTTTTAAACGTCGAGCGAGCCGACTACTGGTGTGTTTGCCAATCTGGGCTGCTCTATCAAAGGACTCTTGCAAGAGAGGAAGGTCTTGCAAAGACAAATGGATGGGGAGCAGTCCTCGATATCGACGGATTCATTATGTATGTAGCGGAATCTTTAAAAGCTATCGTGGAACTCTATGAGCCGCTCCTCGATCCAACTGAACTTCTAACCATAGCCATTCAGGTTGAAGAGGCGCAAGGAAGATCTCTGGTTAACTTGCGCCCGACCGGAATGCCGATGCTAGACCAATATCAGTCAGCGATGAAGTCCATCACATACCAAAACAGATTGCCACTCGCCGAATGGCGGTCAGGGCTAGTTGATCACGTTCAAACGATCTGCAAATACGTCTTCGAACGCTTCAACTGGGATACTCCGAATCTTGGTTTGGTGAAACATATTGCCGAGTCGCTACTAGCACGCAAACTCCACTAGAGGTCACGACGCGATATAGGTTGACCAGTTCCCCGTTCACGTCGTTGATGACTTCGACCTTGGCCGGCGGCCGCAGAAAGTACAGCGCGGCCCCACCCGCGAACACTTCGACATAGCAGTCGTGTGCCGGGAAACGCGGGATGAGGTGATCTGCAAGACGACGCTTGCCGCCGATCCAAGGAATGATGGGATTTGCCATTGTGAAAGCCGTTTTTAAACTTGGTGTAGAATCCGGCCCGCCTACGTAGGTAAGCAGGGCCTTGGCTGATTCACTGGCACAAGCAGTGGAAAGGCGACCGGGTCAATGCGCGAACATTCCCCCGGTCGCCCTGTTTCTCTCGAAGCTGCGTGGCTTCGATTGCCGCGTTACTGCGGCAGATTGGCTTGTGCGTCGCCGATCAACGCGTCGTAACTACGCTCGCACTGCTGACCGGCGATACCCCGCTCGTCAGCGATCTTTGCCAGCTCTCCCGCACGCTCGTCAGCCCGGCCGAACACGTCGGCGAGCAGATCGAGGGCGCCGCAGGTTGCAGGGCTTCCGGCCGCAGCGCCGGCACGCCGGGCATCGGCGACAAGTACGGAGACCTGCTTGCGCAGCCCGTCAGCAGCAGCATCGGCATTAGCAGCATCAGCGGCTGCACGATCACGTTCTTTCGCAGCATTGGTTGCGATCTCCTGTTGTGCCGCCAACCGGCGGCGAAATTCGTTACGTTCGTTCGTCAGGTCATCGATCTGTCGCGCCTGATCCGCCACCTTGGCGGATTGGTCGGCATCGCGATGTCCCTCGAAGTAGCCGCAGGCAGCGCCGGCAATGACTCCGGCAACGACGAGCAGCCAGATACGCGGATCGATCCACGTCATGCGACCACCTCCCCGCCGGCCGCGCGATACGCGGTCAGCAAATGCTCGATATCGTTCTCATGCTGACCATAGCCGGCCCCCGGCAAACTGGCCCATACGTTCGACACCTTGGCGACCGCTTCACGGAACCGTCCAGCATCGATCAACGGCAATGCGCCGTGCTCGCGCAGCTGCTGCAGCGCATACCGATCCTGCGACACCGGCCCGAAGTCGGGCAGCTTCATCTGCGCCTGGTAGATCCGCCACCAGCGCGTGAGGATCTGGTAACGGCCCGCCGCTGTCGACGGCACGCGGATCTGCCGATTGAGCACATTCGGATGCGAGGCATAGCTCGCAAACAGCAGCGGTCGCGATGCCGTCGCACCGACCAGGACGTTGTAACCGTCGTCCGACTTCGCGAGCAGCGGCGAGCCGATCTCGCTTACCGCGATGGTGTCGAGAAACGCCACACGGTTCTTTCCGCCCGCAGCGGTCACACTGATTCGCGCCATCGTCACTTCCCCCCAAACACACGCTTTGCATTCCGGCGCAGCAGCACTTCGAGGTACTGCGACCCCACAATGCCGAGCGCACTCCCCAGACCGAGCAGCGCGATCGGCGGCAGATCCGGAATCTGCAGCAGCGCGAGCCCGGCCACCATCGACGTCGCCGATCCCAATACGGCCCGGCCGACAACCAGCCGAAACGACAACGGCTCGCTACCAACCAACACCTTCGCGATGCCGATCAATCCGCCCATGACGATCAGCTCCAGAATCGTTTTTTCGTGGTCTTGCATCGGTTCCCCTTGCCCGATAAAAAGAAAGGCCGCTCCGGTTGCCCGTGAGCGGCCTGCAACTACGGTGCGTGACGCGCTATTGCGGCGCCGGCACCACCAGATTGATTTTCTTGCCCGACTTCTTCTTGTGCCCGACCTTCGCCTTCCCCTTGTTCCCTCCGTTCAATGAGACGACCGTGATCCACCCGCGCGACGCGAACGTGTGTTCGACCGACTCGATCAGAAACTCGCCGTCCACACCGGTCTTGAACCCCTTCAGCGCGACCGTCTTTTCCGCCGACAGATCTGCGCGGCCGCGCATCGTCAGCCGGCTCGTCGACGTATGGCGGTTGAGCGTCGCCAGTCGCGACGTCGCACCGGCCTTCGCGGCTTCCGGACTGGCGAACGCATGCCGTTCGGTATGCACCGCGGACGCACCTGGCGGGGCATCCGGATTCGGGATCGTCAGATCGATCTTCTTCCCCGTCTTGCGGTCGTGCACCTTCGTGCGAACGGCCGCAAAGCTCGCGCGATCCGGGAAGTTGATGTCGTAGTCGAGCAGATCGCCAGGCGTGAGCGTGACGATCGGCAGCGGCTTGCCGCTCGCACTCTTGCCAGCGCCGCGAGGCAGCACGATCAGCTTGCCGGCCTTGACCGTCGCCGTCGCACCGTAAAGGCGAGCAACGCGCGTGATGAAGTGCAGATCGCTTTCGCCAAACTGGTCGATACGCGGCACGACGACGTCGACGTCGCACGCGGCCGACCATTTGTTACGACGCGCGACGTCGCCGACGATGTCGGCCAGCTTCGCATTCGACCAGCTCCCGTTTCGCTGCGTTTTCGACGTCGCGCGCATGTTCGCCGGCTTACCCTTGATCACGACGCTGGCCGGCGGCCCACGCACACCGACCTCGTCGACGGCATACTCGCCGAGCAACGACAGCCCCTGTCCCTCCCATCCGATCGACACCTTCAACGTCGCGCCCTTCGGAGGAAACTCGATGCGGCCGTCGCGATCGTCGAGCGTGATCGTGCATTCATCTGCGTCTAGACCGGGTTTGTCGATCGCCCGAATCTCGAGCACGCGATCCTGAATGACCTTGGTCACGTCCGAGCCGTTCGCGACGACCTGAAAGATCGCTTCCATCGCCCCTCCCTACGTCCAGAGCTGGACTGACTCGACGCGCGGCGCATCGAAATCCGGCATCAGGATCTCGACGCCGGACGGGAACGGTTGCAGTCGATTCGCCAGCCCCGGATTCGCGTCATAGACGGCCTCGACGGTGCCCTGCAGCGTTCCGTAGAAGTGATAGCAAAGCGTGTCGAGCACGTCACCATCAGACGTTCTTAAAGTCTTCGCCATAGCGACCGAACTCCACCGAGAATGTTTGTTTGCGCGGCAAGCCGTCCGCGAGCAGCGCCTCCTGCTCCTCTTCGATCGCCTGCAACAGCCAGCGGCCGAGCACTTCGCCGTCGCCGGTCGTGAGCTGCACGGGCTTCATCCGGCCGCCGATCGCTCGCAGCCGGCTGATCTGCTTCGTGCCGGCCCCGAGCGCCGGGAACACGACACCCGACAGCGTGATCGTCTCGCCCCCTTCGCTAACGGGCTGCAGCGCCTCCTGACGGTTCAGGCGCTCCTGCGATGCGACGCGATACCGTGTCGCTCGCCGCAGCTTGTCGTGAGCGGCCGTCGACAGGTTGAAGTGGAATGCGTCGCCGGCATCCGTCGTCATCGACATCAGGTGCGGCGTGCTCGACGACGCTCCGTCGACGAGACCCGACAGCATCGAGCCGACGCCGGTTGACTTGATTACGTCGAGCACCGCCGAGTCTTTCAGGCCGACCGCCGCGTTAAACTGATTCCACGCCCCACCCAATGCAGACTTCACGCTGTCGGCGGCAGCCCGCACAAGGGGGAAGTTCGATCCATCGACGGCCTTCAGAATCGAGCCGATCGACGCCTGCGTCGCGTTGAAGCTGCGCAGGACAGCACCGACCTGTGGAAACAGGTCCGACGCCACCGACAGGGCGCTCGTCGCGCCCGTCAGCAGCTCGGCTGCGCTGCTCAGGTTGCCGGTCGCAAGACGCTGCAGCACGTCGATCGTCGCCATGCTCGCCGCGCGGTTTCGATCGAATATTCGGACCATCTGCCGCACGCGCTCCGTCGCGATCCCCGCCTGCGTCGCCGCCCCCGTGATCTGTCGAATCACGTCCATAGCACCTCCCTTACATATGCGGCGAGTCGAACATTGCCGTTCGACTGTTCGTCTTGCGCTGCTGCTCTTCCATCATCCGCGTCAACTGCGGACTGACCTGCGCGAGAAACTTGTTCGCCATCTCGGTATCGCTTGCTTCGATCTTCACGTTGAAGACCGGCGCGAACGTGTTCTGCTGATCGATACGCGGCCCGAAGCGGGCATCTGCCGCCGGAGACTCGGCAGCCTTCGCCGCCTTGGCTGCCGCTTCGGAATTCACGGGCGTCTCGTCGGGCTTTTGGCCCAGAAACTTGCTCGCGATGGCGCTCAATGCCTTGTCGCCGACGAACGTCCCGAGTGCCCCACCCAGCACGCCGACGACGGCCGATCCGATCGGACCACCGAGCGCCCCGATCGTCGCCCCGACCTTCGCGCCGATCACGCCCCCTGCGAGACTGCCCGCGATCCCTGCGAAGCGAGTCGCCTTCTTCTCATTCGTGTCCGTGCTCGACGCGACGGCGTACGCTTCGCGAGCCGCAAGGCCGAACTTCAGCACGGTCCCCGCCACGGCCAGCTTCCCGGCCCACGGCGCAACTCGACCGAACAAAGCACGTCCCGCGTTGAAGATCCGCCCGATCCTCCCGATTCGCCCCACCCGAGCCCGACGCGCCGCCCGCCGTCCAGCGCGCGGCTCGCCCCCCACCCCCCAGGTCGCCAAGCCCACCACCATCGAACCCACCGCCGGGCATGTTCACGACGAACACGCGCTGCACGCCACCAGCGGCACCAGCCGCACCGCCGAGCGCGTCCAACGCACGCCCGACCGCCCCGCCCGCAGCCCCCGCCCTCCCTGCGGCCCCTCGACCGCCACCACGCGCCAGCAGCGTCCCGCGCGCGATATCGAACAAGCCGCGTCCGATGCCCCAAAGTGCCTTTGCTCCGCGCACCGCGAGAACCGTGCCGGCAATGCCGACGACAGCAGCCGTCGTCTTCGGAGCGCTATCGGCTGCGGACTGGATACCGCTCCCGGCCCCCTTGGTAGCCTCGCCAACGCGATCCGTGATCGGACGCAGCGCGTCGCCGATGCTGCGCATCGCGTCATCCCATTGCTGCCCGACCTCGCTCCAAACCTGTTTGGATGTCTCGCGACGGTCCTCCAGATCCTTCTGGATCTCGCCGCTCGCCTGCTGCGCGTTGCGCTTCAGGTTCGAATACAGCTCGGCGTTCTGCATATACGCGGTAAGCGCCGCCTTGACCTGCATGTCGTTGAACAGGTCGCCGGTCTTCATCGTGTCGGCAAACGCAGCCATCTGCGCCTGACGCTTGGCCGGGTCCATTTCCGAATTGAATTGCTTGGCAGCCGCTGCGAGTTGCTTCGCCTTGGCCGGGTCGACACGTTCGATGTACGCGCGGGCGAGCACGAATGACGCCTCCAGCGTCGACCAGCCCTTGCCGATCGCCTCGCGCATCTTTGCCTGATAGTCGACGCCTGCCTTCTCGTAGTTGCGTTCCGTCTCGCCCGAACCGATCTTCGAGAACCAGTTTTTCAGGTTGTTCGCCGCTTCGTCGGAGCTGCCGGCTGTCTTCATCTGCACCTGGAGCATTGCCCCGAGCTGCGTCACCGAGTCCTGCCCCGTGATGCCGATCTTCTTCATTTCGGCGAGCAGCACCGGGAACCACCGCGCCATGTCGACAGACTCGAACGACCCTTCCTTGCCGAGATACGCGATCGCTTCGAGCGCCTTCGACATCTGACGCGGGTCGACGATCTCCGCGTTTTGCTGCAGCGCTTGGATCATCTTCGCGGTCTCGACCGTCGTCGCCCCTTGGCCGATCGAGAACTTCGCGACCAGCGGCGCGAAGTTGAGCGCCTTCCCGAGATCCATACCTCCCGCAACCATCTGGTTCACGGCGTCCGCAAGCTCGTTGCGACCGATGCCGTTCGCTCCAGCGTCGCGTCGAATACGCGCGGCCATCGCCGCCTCTTCCTGCGTGCGCGCGATGCCGGCCTTGATCGCGATGTCGCGAATGATCGCCTGATAGTTGGCCGAGATCGTCGCCGGTACAGCGACGGCCGCCGTCAGCTTCATCGCGTCCCCAACCACGCCACGCGCGGCCTCTTGCCCGGCTGCCAGCCGCGCACGGCCGGACGCCTGCAGATCCAGCCCCCGAGCTGTCCGGCCAAGTTGCGCATACGCGCGATCGAGCCGGGACACCTCAATGCCGGCGTCCCGCAGCGATTTCAGATTGCTTTCGAGCTTGCGGCGGATGCCATCCGCAGCGCTGTCGCCCGCCAAATGCAACCGGCGGAACTCTTCCTGCAGGCGCATCGTCTCACCGACCTGCCGCTGCCAGAGCCGCGAGTCGTTCGCTCGCTTCTTCATCGCGTCGATCTTCGACGACGTGTCGGCGATCGCCTTCCCGAACGTCGCCGACACGGCCCCGCCGATCACGATGCCAAGCGCTAAGTCTTTCGCCATCCCGGCCCCCTCAATCCGTCAGCCACCAGAGCATGTCGTCGATCGTCATCTCATCGATCGACGTCGGCGACATGCCGTATTCACGCACCAGCCGCTTCGCCAGCGCTTTGAGCGTCTTTCTGTCCACCCGTGCGTACGGATCGAAAGGAGTAGTAGGCGTCCTGCACGCGCTCGTAATCGGCCATGTCCATCTCTTCGATGTCGTCCGGCGCAACTTCAGCAAGCGTCGCGAACAGGATCAGCTCCTGTTGCTCGGTATCGTTCGGTGCGAGCTTCTGCGCACCGCGCATGTCGCGTACCTTCGGCCGGCGCATCGTGAATTTGTCGCACTCCACGCCGTTGAGTTTGATCGGATAGACGAGCGAGACAGTGACCTTTTCCATTGCGGTTCCTGAAAAGAAAAATGGCGAGCCGTCGGCTCGCCATTGATTGAACAAAGTAGCTTTGCTGCGTGACCGTCGAATGACGGCCCCGAGGTACTTACATGCCGAGACCCTTACGCACTGACGCGGGACGTCGGTCGCACGCTTGCCGTAGAAGTTGCGGAACCGGTCGACGGCCGTCGCGAAGAAGCTCTTCACAGCCGACGAGTCGGCCTTGTTCAACGAGTCCAGCTCGGCCAGCTCGATCACCCACTTACCGGCCAGCACCGCGTACGTGTCTTTGTTGCCGATCTGGATCGGCGTGTCGGTGAACCACGGAGCGCCGGCCAACACCTTCAGCGCCGTCGATTTGCGGTGCCCCTGCTTGCCTTCGAGGATCAGGACGTTGTCGACCTTGCAGCCCGGCTCCATCACGCGCGCGACGGCCGCGATCATCCACTTCGTGAACGCGAGCTGCACATACTCGCTGTCGGCGACACGCAGGTATGTCGACGGCATCGATCGTACGCGCGACACGCCGTCCCATTTCAGCCCTTCAAGGTATTCGCGCACTTCATGGAAGTGCGTCGCGTCCGCCACCAACAGGACCGCGTTCATCACGATATCGGTGCGCGTGTCGAGGCCGTACCGCTGAGACAACCAGAGAACGGTGCGCTGGTCGTCCATGTCGGTCCACTCGCCCGTGACACCCTGCGGGAACGGCGGCGCCTTGCGCTTCATCACACGACCACCGAAATCGTCCTGCTCGATCACGCCCTGCCACGCCTTGTGGTTCGACAGGATCAGGTGCACGTTACCGAGCGTCGGCAGCAGCCGGCCCTTGTCCGATCGCGCCAGATCCTGCTCCCACGTGTGTGCGCCGTTCTCTGCCTCACGGCCATCCCATTCCGCCTGTTTCGCGGCAGCGGACGTCGCGGTGGGTTTCGTCGGCGTGGCGTCCGCGGTTGACACTGCAACCATCGCCGGCCGGATCTCTTCGTTAGCTGGCGCGATGACGCGCAAGATTGCCGCCTGCACCTGCGCCTGGACAGGATCGATGCCCTCTTCGACGTGCAGGTCGTTGAAATCGGTCAGCTTGCGCTCGCCGCGATTGGCGAATGCTGGATAGACGACGCTGACGTCGGCGATCGTCGCTGCCGCCTCGTACGCACGCTTCAGGCCCGTGTTCTCGAACCGCTTACGGCGCAACGGCATCACGTCGTTACCGTAGCTCAACTCGACATACGGCACGCCGTTGTCGTCACGACGGCGTGACGCGGCGACCATGTACCACGTGTTCTTCGCCTCGATCCGCACAGGTTCAGCGCCAAACACCAGTTCACCCCGGAAAGTGAACTCGTCGGCGAGCCAGTCGCGCATGCGCTGCTCGATCTTCCAGTCGTCGTCGGCGCAGATCAGCACGTGCGCATCCGGATACGTCGCACGCAGGTAGCGCACGGCCGGGAGGATGCCGCCCGCGTCGAAGCAGACATCGACTGCGAACGCCTCGCCGATCGCCATGCGGATCGACCGCGCGGTCGCGTAGCCTTCGGCGACCAGCACGATCTGATCGTCTGCGCCGACCTCGCCGAGCAGATACGACGCGCCCTTCTTTTCCATGCCCTTGTTGAAGCGCTTCGCGCCGTCCGGGGTGATCTTCTGCAGGCCGACGAGACGAGCGCCGTCGCTGTATTGATACATCGGCACGAAGATCGTGCCGTCCGCGTCGAAACGCACGCCTTCGGTTGTGATGCGCTTGCGTTCGAGATAGGTGGACTCGCCATGCTCTGCCGCGCGGTTCCACTGATCTCGCGCGCGGTTTGCGGCGAGCTTCGCCTGACGCGCGTCACGCTCCGCCTGCTCACGGTCGGTGGCTTCCTGCCGGCGACGCGTCTCCGCGAGCACTTCCTCGCTCATCGGTGCGCCGCTCCACTCGAATCGCTCGGTGCCCGGATCGTCGCCCGAGAAATGGCCGAACGTGCCGCCATAGCCGATTACCGCGCCCTTGCTGATGACTTCGCGAAGCTGATACCAGTATTTCTTGCGCGGCCCGTATCGGTGATGTTTGCCGTCCGCGATGGGATGCCCGGCGGGCAGGTCAGGATGACCCGCAGCACGCAATTGCTGAATAATCTGGTCCAGTGTCGCCATACAAAAAAATCCCTCTATCAAAGTCACTTTGGCCGCATGTCGCGGCCAGATCACAATTCGTTGAGTGGTTCACTGCTAGCTCACATGCCGAGCGGTCTCCAACTCGACAAGGCGGCGCTCGCGCTCAACCTTGTGAGAAAAGCTTCGCCATGTGGCCCGTCCGGCCGCATAGCACTGCCGTCCGCTCGGCGAGCGGCTGTACTGCGACGCGCCGCGTCGCAACGCGCTCTCACTTCGCACCATCACGCGATACGACCGGAATGAACGCCCCCCGTCGACCCCGATTCTGATCGGCAAGTACGTAGTCGGACGCCACCCACTCCCGGACAGCGTGCATACGGAGTATTTGATCCTCGACGGCACGGAGATCGCCCACAAGCAGATCTCGATCCCGGACGAAGGCAATTGCGCTGACGCGATCAAGCGCCTGCGAGACGCTAAACGTACCGCGGGCGTGGCGGCATCGAACGCAATCGACAAGGCGAAGAAGGCCGGCAAGGCGCGCACCACCGCAGCACCGGAGGCTGCGTAATGGACGATCGCACCCGACAGCTCGACCTGACTGCACCGATCCCGACCGGGAACATCAAGGCCGCAGCCGCAGCCGCCGGCGCAACGAAGGCAGACCTGTGGATGGTCCCCTACGATCAGTTGCGCTACGACCCGGCAGACAACATTCGCCCGGTCGATCCCGAGTGGGTCACGCACCTCACCGCACTGATCATCGAGAATGGGTACGACAAAGGGTCGCCGCTTCATTGCTACGCGCGAAAGGTTGACGGGAAGGATCTGCTGTACGTGTACAAGGGGCAGCACCGATACCTTGCGGCCGGCAAGGCCATCGAAGCCGGCAAGGACATCGGCAAGATCCCGGTCGTCGTCCGCGACGCCAAGACGGTCAATCGCGCCGAAATGGTGATCGACGGCTATCTCAGCAACAACGGTAAACCGTCGTCGCCGCTTGATCTGGCCGCTGCCGTCGCAGAGCTGCGTGACATTCACGGCATGGCGCTTGCGGCCATCTGCAAGCGCCTGAATGTCACCGATCAAACGGTCCGCGACGTCGGCCTGCTCGAACGGGCCCCGGCCGAGCTGCATCAGCTCATACGGAACGGCCAATGTACCGGCACACTGGCCATCGAGCAGATCCGCCTGCACGGTGGCGACAAAGCGCTCGAACGCATCGTCGTCGGGATCTCCAAAGCCGCTGAAGCCGGCAAGACGAAGGTAACGAAGAAGTTCCTCGATGCAGTGCCCCTGCTCGATACACATCCAGACGCGGAACCTTCGCCCGACCACGCAGCCGCAGCCGCCGACAGCGGCACCGACAGCAACACCGACGCTGACGCCGCACCACTCATCGCGTCGACGGCCGCGGATGCCACGATCGAGACACTTGCGCCGATGCAGGAAACGTCGCGCCAAACCGCCCCCGCCAAGATCAGCGAGAAACAGTCAAAGCAACTTTTGCAGGCCCTGCAATCGGTCCTGCACGACCCAGCCTTCGACAAACTCTCGCCGGGCACAATGCATGCCGTACACGCTGGCTTGAACGGCATAGCTCACCTATGCCTCGACGGGGTGGGTCCGACACCGACGGATCATCCGATCCACGCACCGAACAAGCACGGCGTTTTCGATGCCTGCGAGACGATCAAGTCGCCTGCCAGCAAGCGCACTCGCAAATGCCCGGCTGCGATCCATCTCGCTCACATCGAACCTGGCGTGTGGATTCACTCGTTCACGCTGAAGGTCGGCTCCAGCGGTATGACCGGCCTGCCGTCACTGCGCAGTTACACGGAGACGTACCCGACACGCGGACAAGCAATTCGGGGCGCAGTGTCAGACATGACGCGCCTCATGCAGTCGCCAAGCTACGCGAAAGCAAAGGAAGCACCGATCGTCAATGCGTGGCTCGACAAGCTATATGCGATGCCTGATCCCGAATGGACGCCGGAGCTGGCAGCCAAGCATGGGGCCGCACAGGAGACAGCCAAATGACCCCGCGCCCGGCCCTTTCTACCCCACGTCCGCTGCCGCGAAAGCGGGAACACGCAATGAAGCGCCCGGCTATCGCACTGGCGAGCGTCAACGACACGTCGATGCAGTCTGACTGCAGCGGGCTGACGCCCGCAAAAGCGATCCAGAAGGACGAAGCGCCGCTCGCGCGGCGCAAACCTATCCAGATGAACGAAGCCTTGGCGGAGTCGCACCAAGGCAGGCTCACGCGCCTCGACGCCCTTCGCACCAAGATACGCGCGTTGATCACCGTGATCTCGCATGCAGCCGACGTCGAGCTACTGGACCTCATGGCCGACGAGATCGGATCGTTCGCTCGCCACAAGGCGGCGCAGGACGCACGCACTTGGACCGCTACCGCCGCGATCACGCTTGAAACGGGACTCATGCAACTCGCCCGTGCAATTCAGCCCGTCATCGAATAA